CTGCACCTACTGGATCAACGTTGGCATTGATTGCTGCGGGTGATCAGATCAATGGTCATACTGTTGTGCGTGCATTACATACTGATCCACAGAACTTCAGTCATCAGGTATTAGAACTTGACGGTAGTGGTTCTGCGTTCCAAAAGGATACAGGGTATAGCAGTAGTAGAAATCATCAGATTACAGTCTCTGCAGGGTTTGGTATAGCAGATCGTGCAACATTGATTGGTCTATATGAGTTTAGGAATAAGAACATTCAGTATGTTACGAAGTTCTTGAATCCTGATAGACCGCATTATTATGATGATATGGAGCAAATCCAAGTTGAACCTACAGTCAGTAACGGAAGACTAACAGGTGTCAACATTATTTCAGGTGGAAAAGGTTTTGATAAACTAGATCGGGAACCAATTGTGCTTGTTTCTCCTCCACCAGTGAAGAATGGTAAGCAAGCAAAGGTAAAAGGTTCGTTCTCAGGCGGTAAACTTGTAGGATTAGATATTATTGAGAGAGGTTCGGGGTATGCTAATGGAGAATATACCAAACCAACCATTGGCATTGCGGATTTTGATGATCACCGAGATACGTTATTGTATGAAAGTAACATTTCTGAAGGCAACTTAGTAGATTCTTACTATGATGAGGTCGAAAATGATGCTTTCGTTGATGAAAATATAGATTCTCCGACTTATGGGGAGAAAATATCGGATGGTATTGGTAAAGAGATCTATGGTAGTGCAGAAAGACAGAATCAAAACCTGCCACAGCAAGGATTTGCGGACGTAAAACGTGCAGATCCTCAAGAAAAGGTGATTGATCTCTATGAAGTAGCGTATTTTCGTCCTAAAGAGTTCTTTGTTGGGGAAGATGCCTCATCTGAGATCACTCTTGCTGATGGAACTACACAAAGAATCGGTAAAAGTAGGAAAAAACTGAAATCACCTACTCGTAATACCGAGTATAAGTTCTTCAATAACGGAAAAGAGGCAACTGCCTTCATGAAGAAGCAGGAAGCACGCAATTACAAAGCAAAACTGAAGACTTACTTGGGTATTTTGCAGAGTGAATACTATGACATTCTTTCTGACCGCCTTGAAGACGCAAAAAAAGGTCGTGGATTCGGTAAAACGATGACTGATGGCAAAGAAGTACCGTATACAAAGGCAGATAGAAAGCAAATTCGCACTGATCGCTATGATAACCTTGAAAGTGAGGAGAGATTGGGTCTGGAGAGTGGTCCACAGTTCAGTCAGAACAGACGTGCAGACCAATTATCCCGAGCAAAATTCAAAAAAGAGACAATAGATCAGTTTCCACGTCCTAAGGACGATACAAATAATATCTTCAAACATATTTCTGGAGAGAATCTGTCACCAACCTTCTCCGAACGATTTTCTGACGCACAAAAAGCGCAGGCTAACAAAGGGGATGTCATCAATAGTGCTCAAGTATACCAAAATCAACTAGAAGGTGTTGATAGTTTCTATGACAATGAGATTACATTTGATGAAGAAGTTGATGAAGATAACTTCTTCCGAGAAAAAGACGTAGAAGTACGGACTGTCGAGAGTTCTTTTCAGAGATTGCCGTGTGCATCACGTTTTGTCAAGTATCAAATACGTCAATATGTGCCAGACAATAGAGAAAAGACACAATTATCGATTTCACTCAATGTAACTACTGCGAATGCGCCCGACTGTAATGTCCCATGTGGAGCACTTGGTGGAGTTTTGCCATCTGGTGGTGTACCACTGGTTGATTACGATCAAGTTTCGATTGCATATGCATTCAATAATGTTGACATTTACGGTGGATGCGTTGGATTTAGTGCCAATGGAGTCCTAGATATATACAATGACTTCTCAGCATCCGCTGCGTTGTTTACTACTGCCTGTGAAATAATGGGCAACCCCTTCCCTTCTATCTGTGATAACCAGTAATGCCAGGACCACCAGCTGCTATTTTCAAAGGAGTGTGCTCAGGACATGGTAAATGTATTCCTGCTGTAATTCATGCCACAGTGCCATGCTTTAGTGCGTGCCCTGGTGTTGCCGCTACAGGGCAGTTGAAACCTGTTGTGGTCATGAATGCCTATTCATACTGGCCACCCGCCCCTCTGGTCCCTCTGGTGTCCCCCTCGTGCGCTACAATCAAGATCAATAAGATCATTCCAATTGTTGCGGGTGATGCATTCCAGTTGCATAAATCGCCTTGTTCTGTTACAGTGATAGACATGGCATGTCCCAAAGCAAAAATGGCACCCACCAAAGTATCTTGCAACACTTCTATTTTTTGTTGCTCTGATGACGCTGCTGGGTTGGGACATCCTAGAGTTGCGGTTGCCACTTCTAAAACTGTGTTCTTTGAAAAAAGACCTGCTGTTAGAGTTGGCGACCCATTCGCTTTACCATGCCTAAGCAAAGTTGCTACAGGCGCTGCAAATGTATTCATCGGAGGCTAATTTTGGCAGTAAGATCGAAAGTTGGTATTTCAGGAAATAATTTCATTCCAGGAAACCCCAAAAGCACTCGTCAAGGGTGTTCTAAAAACACAAAGTATTCTGCAACTAGCAGAAATAGTCGTAAAAAGCGTTATCGTGGACAAGGACGCTAAATAAATTTAGGGAGAACCAAAATTATGGCTAATTCGCCAGTACCAGATCAGAGTTCAGAATTTCAGAATTCTGGAATGACATTGATAACTGACCCTAAGTCGGATAAATACTTAGATAAGGTGCGACGTAACCGTCAAGATCCCGAAGATCAGATAGAAACCCCATCTAATGGCAGAGTACCTACAGCGTAAGATAATTACAGGAAGTGACGTTATTCCTAAGAGCCGTGCTTTTAGGGATCTTGTTACTTCTTTTGCTATGCACCCATCTACCCATGATGTTGGATCGGTGAAGAACTATAATGCCATCAAACAGGCAATGAAAAATTTAGTTCTCACCGCTCCTGGTGAAAGATTTTATGAACCTGACATGGGGTGTTTAGTCAGTCAGGCGCTTTTTGAACCTTTAGATGCATTCTTAGCAGATTCGATTCAAGAAGAGATCATAAATACTATCGAATCGTTTGATGAACGTGTTACTATCGTTGATGTCAAAATTGAGACTAATAACGAGCGTCACTACATTACAGTTCAAGTATTTTATGAAATTGTGGGACAACCTAGAGTCGAACAGCTAGACTTTATCTTAGAGAGACCTTCAGGATAATGCAACCAAATAATCTAACCGCCCTAAATTACGACGATATCAAAGCGTCTATCAAGTCTTATCTGAGAACTAGAGACGAGTTCACGGATTATGACTTTGAAGGAAGCACGCTTTCGTATTTGATCGACATTCTGTCATATAATACATATTATTCTGCCTTTACAGCAAATATGCTGATCAATGAGGCATTCATTCAAACTGCTACTACTAGAGGTACGATTGCAAAGTTAGCAAAACTGCTAAATTACGTCCCTCTATCGATTACAAGCGCAAGAACTTGCGTAAAACTAGAATTGCAAACGAGTTTGTGCAATGGAGAGTGGCCAAGAACCGCAACATTGCAAAAAGGTGCGGTATTAGCGGGTAACGGATTCCTATTTCACACTCTAAATGATGTAACTGTCCCTACTAGCACTAGTGGACTTGCAACTTGGGATAATTTAGTGCTTTATGAAGGCGCAGCACTAGATTATGAGTACGTTGTTGATACTTTTGAGCGTCAGAGATACTTCCTTCCTAATGAAGATGCGGATATTGCTACTTTGAGAGTATCAGTTCGTCCTAATGAGCAGGCAACTCAGATTGATACTTATAATCGGGTTGAACGAATTACGGACCTTGATGCTACATCCCGTATTTACTATATCAATGAAGCAGATGATTTGCGGTATGAGGTATTTTTCGGTGATGGTGTTACAGGAAGATCACTTAGTGACGGAGAGGTCGTTACTTTAGAATATCTTGTAAGTAATGGTGATGAGGCAAATGATATCCAGGAATTCACTTTTGTTGGTGAAGTAGAAGATACTTGTCCAGAAGTTTATGCTGGCAATCAAATTCAGGTTACTGTAAAAGAATCGTCTCAGGATGGATCTCCAAGAGAAACCGTAGAATCTATCAAATATAATGCTCCCCGACTGTATGCAACGCAAAATCGCGCTGTTACCACAAAAGACTATGAAACTATTGTAAAGAGAATATACACTAATACAGATTCTGCGGTAGCATATGGTGGAGATAAACTAACTCCCCCAGTTTACGGTAAAGTTTATATTGCACTCAAAACAAAGACGGGAACTAGACTAAACAACGCTACGAAACTTGCAATTGCAAAAGATTTGCAACCATATTCAATGGCTGCTATTGAGACATCTATTGTAGACCCAGATGAACTATATGTGGCGACTAAAATCTTCACCACATACGATCCTAATAAAACTGCTTTGGTTGCATCTGAAATTAGTGCAAAGATTGATGATGGTCTTGCAGAATTTGCAGATCAAACAGGTCTAAACAACTTTGAAGGATCTTTCAACCAATCTGCTCTTGTTAGAGCGATATCTTTGGCAGATCCTTCTATTCAAGGCGTTAGTGTTCAAACTACTCTCGTCAAATACATTTACCCTGTCACGAACCTTACTAACCAAGAACAAATTGAGTTTGGTGTTCCTCTATTTGACTCGGCACCTACTACTGCTGCGGTAGTTAGTAATACGCAGACTGGATATAGTCCAGATCGTTGTAATAAGGAACCTATTATGCGAGGTGGTCCGTTTTATCCTTCAGAACGTCCTGGCATTCCTTCCTTTTTCCAAGATGATGGTTATGGCAATGTATACTCATATTACAATGATGGCAACACCAAGATTGTAACAAATCCTGGTTTTGGTACAATCGATTACGATACAGGTAAAGTCACTGTTGGTCCTGTTGCAATTATTGGTGATGGTCGTTATCCTCCTACACAATTAGGTGCTGGAGATGCTCCTAGTAACGCTAACAATACTGTTACTATCGGCGGTACTGGTGGCACTGGCACTGGAACTGATAGCGGTACTGGTGGCACTGGATCTGGCACTGGAACTGGTAGCGGTGCTGGTCAGACTCCAGGAACTTATGAATATAGTGATCAGGCATTACAAGTTCCAGTTGTAGCAATTCCTGCTAATGGATTCTCTATCAATCCAACGACTCCAGGAACTATTGTTGCATTTCCTCAACCTACAGTAGTAGTTTCGATTATTGGCACTCCACTGCCTCCTAGTGTACCACTAAATAGTTTTGATCCTAGTGATTACGACTTCACGCCAGGTGTTGTAACTCCAGTTCCTATTCTTGATGGACCTGCTGTTGTAACCACCGATGGATGCTTCTCATAGACCCACAATTATTGAAGACGGATGAATATAGAGCTCAATAAGGTATCTCGTGCCATCAAACAGCAGGTCCCTGAGTTTATAGACAGGGATCATGGACAGTTTGTCAAATTCCTGGAATATTACTATAAATCTCAGGAAAAGACTGGTCTCAGTTATAACATTCTGAATAATATCACAAATTATTTGGATATTGACGAGTACGATCTTCGTACTCTCAGTGGTGGTGCATATCTTCTTGAAGATGTTACTGCAATGGATAAAACCATTGTTGTAGAAGATGTAAATGGATTTGTAGAAGAGAATGGTACGATTCTCATCGATGATGAGATTATCTTTTATGAGAAAGCAGTAAGATCCCCTAACATTGCTATTACCGATGGTCTTAGCTATGATACGTTCAAAAACAAGTGGGTTGAACTTGTAAACTTATTCTTTACTTACGATTCTAGTACAGTAAGGTTCTCACTTCGGACTGGACAGCAACCTATTAGTCCTCCAAGTGCCAATCACCTGATTGTAACGACATACGGTCGTGTTCTGATCCCTGATGTAGATTATCAGATCGATGGTACTGATATTGTCTTTTCTCAGGCACCAAGAACTGCTACACCATCTGATAGTATTGGCAATACGTCAATTTTCTATCTAAAAGGTTTTTCCCAAAATACCATCATTGAAATTGATAGCATTCAAAGCAATTTTGATGGTACTAAGAGAGAGTTCCCATTATTGAGATCTAATGGTGCAACTACTAATACATACAAACCTGTTCTCACTGAATATACGATTGTAGTAAAAGAAGATCAACTTTTAGTGCCTAATGAGGACTATAGTATCTTTGATTCTACTATCATTTTCAAAAATGCTCCTACAGAATTTGATAGTTGCTATATTGCATCTCTAGAAGCACCCATCCCGTCTTTTGGTAGTGGAGCATCTGCTATTGCAGAAGTTACTGATGGAAGTATCAGTCGCATCCTTAGTAAAAGTTCTGGAACTGGATATAAAATTGAAAATCCACCAGCAATCAAAATTGGTGGCGGTAGTGGATTTGGTGCTACTGCAATTGCAGAAGTTAGTGGTATTAGTACCATGCGTCTGCTATCTGGTGGTAGAGGATACTCAGAAACTAATCCACCAACTGTAGTTATTGAAGATCCAGGTAATAATGGACTTACATCACAGATCAAAGCAACTGTAGAAGATGGTCGAGTAACAACTCTAGATCTTCTAAGTTCTGGTTCAAACTATACAACGATTCCTAGAGTTTCTTTTGTTGATCCAGGTGGTGCAACAATTAGCGATTGTACTGTAAGCAGTGGTGAGATCAATACTAATAGCGTTACCCTCTTGACACCTGGTCAGGGGTATTCGACTGCTCCTAGCATCTACATTGACGCTCCTACTGGTCCAGATGGCATCCAGGCGCAGATTACAGCGACGATCGACAGCGAAGGAGGAGTTGATACCGTTACAGTAAACAACCCAGGTAGAGGTTATCTTGTAGCACCTAGAATTGCAATTGTCGATCCAACTCAAGCACAAATTTTAGAAGTTAGAGTTGATAACTTAGGTCGTGTTATTGCTATTGATATTCTTAGTGGTGGCATAGGTTTTGAAGACGTTCCCTCGATTTATATTGTAGACAACCGCAAAGATCTTGCAGGAAATTCAATTGGTGGTAACGGTGCTACAGCATCTGCATCTATCTTCAATGGTAGAATCACTGACATCAATATTACTAACTTTGGTTCTGGATATGATCAGAACAATCCACCAAAGGTATACATTCAGCGTCCACCTCAAGCACAAGCATCTGTAGAGATTGCATTTAGTGGTATTACTGGATTCCGTATTATTGAACCTGGTAGAAACTATAATAAGTCTCAATTTACAGGTTGTGCTCGTGGTTGTGCTGGTCCAATTGGTTTTGACAGTCTTGGTAATCTAAAGTTTAGTCAAGGTACTTCAGCTGTAGCGCATAACGTTGTTGACGGTGCTAAAGTTGATTGTTTGGATGGTCTCTTCCTCAAGAAGATGCTAACCAAGTTTGTGGATCAGTTCATGCCTGATCTGCCATATTTGGACTATGAAAAAATTGATGTCAATAATGTAATCAAAAACATTAGAGACTTTTATATTACAAAGGGTACATCTAAAGCAGTATCATATCTGTTCAAGATTCTTTATGGTGAGCAAATTGATGTTTCGTATCCTAGAGATCAGATCATCAAACCATCTGCTGCTACTTGGGCAGTAGATACTATTGTTCGTGCAATCATCCTGGATGGCAACCCAGAAGATCTTAGAGATGGTCTAATCATTCAAGAGGCAGATGCAGTCGATACTAACGTTACGAACGCTCAGGCGCTCGTAGAGAACTATCTGACTATTCAAACATCTCAGTTTGTCATCTACGAACTTATTCTTGCAGAAGAAACTATCTCAGGTAAGTTCTCTATTCCTTATAAGACACTACTAGTTGAAGGAATTGATGAAACTGATGGAATTATTACTGTTGACTCTACGGTTGGTTGGCCAGAAAGAAACGGCGAAATAATTGTTGGTAACGAACTTATTCAGTATAAGGAGAAATCCCTCAACCAGTTTATCGAATGTACTCGTTCAATCAACGGAGTTGTTGAGGATTGGGATGCTGGTACACAAGTCAAGTCGAACTTCCAGATTTATGTAAACAAAGGACAGACGAATCAAGTACAACTTGAGATTCTTGGTATTGCCGAAGCAGGTTCTACTGTACTGACTGACACTGGTTCATACTACCTTACTGGTGATAAACTCACTGTTGCAAAATTAGGTGCAACAGGTGAGAGACCTCAGTTGGATTCTTGGGTCTATAACGTCAAAAAACTAGTTGGTATTACTAGTATTACTGGTGATACTAGAGTTGCTACTGCATATTCTGATGTAGATCATGGTTTGCTGGTTGGTGACAACGTTACCATTTATGGTGCAAACCCAGTTGTGTATAACGGTCAGTTTACTGTTATTGCAATCAATAAAGATAATAAGAAAGAGTTCCAGTATGAGACTACAACAGATACTGGTAATATTACTCCTCAGGGTACTATCCTTGCATCTATTGACCTGAACAAAGGTAAGTCAACAGACGCTAATATCTTCAACCAGATCAAGGACTATACTACAAATATTCAAAATACCTTCTTCAACGATAATTACGTTTATATTGCATCTACTGGTCTACCAAACTATGATATTGGTCCTTTTGGTGCATCTGCACTTATTCCTGGAAACCAGAGAAAACTAAATCGTTTCCCTCTATCAATCCAGACAATTTCAACTAAAACTACAATTCCATCTGGACCTGTAGGTACGTTTGTAAACGGTGTCTCAGTTTGGTCTTACAAGTCCACCGAGAAGAAAATTTATGGACCTATAACAACTATTAGTGTAACTGAATCTGGTAGTGATTACGATGCTGATAGTCCTCCAGTGATGACTATCGAGACTGTTGCAGGGCAATCTGGTTCTGGTGCAAAAGCGAAGGTTGTTGTAGACGGTGCTCTAACATCAATTGAAGTTATTACTCAAGGTACTGGTTATACTAAAGTGCCTCTGGTTTCTATTGTTGGTGGTGGCGGTGTAGGTGCTGCAGCAACTGCTATTGTTACTCAAGGTACAGTTAGTCAGGTTCTTGTAACTAATCCAGGTACAGGATATACTTCTAGACCAGTTATCACTATCTCTGGTGGTGGTGGATCAGGTGCTACAGCAGAAGCAAAGGTTCGTGGACCTATCAAACAGGTCAATGTTGAGACTGGGGGTGTAGACTATACCGCTAAACCAATCATTACTTTGAGTTCTGGTGAAGGCGCAGTTGCTCAAGCGATTATCACTAATGGTCGTATTATTTCTATTGCAATTGTCAATGCTGGTCAGGGTTATACTACTGCACCTAATGTTGTAATTGGTGGTGAAGGTTTCGGTGCTGTTGCTCGGGCAATCATCGATACTGATGGTGAGAATGCTGGTCGTGTTACTAGCATTGAAATTCTCAACAAAGGTATTGCATATGCTCAGGGAACAACTACTATTGATCTGATATCTGTTGGTCAGTCCGCTCAGTTTGATTCTGAAGTATTCCAATGGACTTATAACCTCAGAGAGACTGTTGAAGTTGATACTGCAAACGGTGGTGTTTTCTCTGGTTATAATAACCAGTATGGCGGTGAATATGCTCACCTTTCTAATCCTCAACGTCTAAGATATGTTTTGGGTGATAACATCATTCAAAATGCCAATGGTGGACTAACTGAAAGTGAGAATGTTGAACACTCTCCTATTATTGGTTGGGCATTTGATGGCAACCCAATTTATGGTCCTTATGGATATGATGATCCTACTGATCAAGGTTCTGAGATTCAGAGAGTTATTACTAGTTACAGACTGAAGGAAAATATAGTATATAATGCTATTACAAACCCAAGTCCCACTCGTACTTCTGGTCCACCATTGTCAATCAATGCTGGCGGTCAGTTTATCGAAGACTATGAGTATGTTTTTGGTCTAGGTGATCTTGATCAGTATAATGGTCGTTTCTGTAAGACTCCAGAGTATCCAGATGGCACTTATGCATATTTTGTAACTGTTGATGCATCAGAAAATGGTATTCCTCAGTTCCCATATATTATAGGACCTTCCTGGAACTCTATTGTTGATACTTGGAACTTATCGAGAAATTCTGTACAGCAAAATATCCCTGAAGGTATCATCAGATTCCGTGATCCATACGAGAACGTTGATATTGATGTCATTCGTCAACCTAACGTTGCTACTGATAATCTAACTACAGAATTTGGTGATGTCCTTCTGTTTGAACCAGAAGACGTTGATGGTGATGGTACAATTAGTACAGATGAAACTAATAACCCACAGCAAATCCTAGAAGAGTCTAAACTCGAACTATTTGACTATTTCCCTAGTGTCAGTCTTGACTCTAGAGTTGATATTGAAGTTGAGACTACTACTAAGTTTGAAGATGCTCAAGTAACTGGATTTATTGTTGAGAACCCAGGTAAGAGTTACCAGGTCAATGATAGACTGGTATTTGACGATACTGACACTGGTGGATCTGGAGCATCTGCAGAAATTTCTACTATTCGTGGTAAAGCGATTAGTTCTTATTCATTCGAGACGATCAATGACCGTCCATATGGTGTTATCACTACTTCAGATCCTCATGAGATTGAGATTGGAGATAAAGTACAAGTTGCTTATAATGCACAATTAGATGACTCTAATAAACTTCTAAAAGTCAAAGTTATTGACGGTATTGAAAGTCTAACCGTCACTCAAATTGGTACTGGATATAATGATGATGTACCTATCGAAGTTCAAATTGATGGTGATGGAATCGATGCTGAGATCGAACCTGTAATCAATACTACTACTGGTGCAGTTAGTAGTTTCAATATTCTCAATTCTGGTAGTGACTTCACAACTAATCCTAGAATTATTGTATCTCACCCACAGGTTCTAAAGAAAACTGATTACTATCTGACTTCGTTCTCTAATAACGAATATACCAAAGTTTGTGACACTATTGTTCTTGATAATAAAATTACATACATTTGTGGCGAGACTAAAAATACTAGTGGCGAAACTATTGGATTTGTTGCTAAATTGTCTTCTACTGGTGCAAAACAGTGGGAAAGAACATATGCGTCTACAACTCCTAGCGTAAGTGGAGAAAAGTTCTGCTCATTCAAGAAACTCGCTTATTATAATAACCGTGTGTTTGTTGTTGGAGAAACTAAACCAAATCAGACAGTACAGAGTGCATATAACCCAGATATAATTTTCTGCCGTTTTGATGAAGCACTAGATGGTCTTTCTGCAACTCTTGGATTCCAAAGAGGAATTGGTGGTATTTCTGGAGCAACTCGTGCTGATCATGTTGATAGTCTGGCACAATACAGTGATAACCGATTTGCTATTGCAGGTCACACCAATACTAACTCCCCATATGCAAATGATGCATTTATAGCACTTGTCAGTGATGTTGGTGAGTTTGTTATCAAGAGAAAGATCTCTTCTACAAACAAATCTGAAAAGATTGTAGACATGGTGATCAGGGCTCCTTTCATCTATGCATTGATGGAGATTGCTCCAAATGCATCGTCTAGTGAGACTACATTTGCCATTTCCAAGATGGAAGTGGAGAGTTTTGGTATTACCAGTATCTGGACTAAAGAATATGCTCAAGTTGGTAACTGGTTCAAGAATATTTCGTTTGCTATCAACGAATTTGATGAATTTGTTATCTCTGCTGGTTTATATGACAAAAACGCTTCACAACTAAATGCTATTTGGTTGGCGAAGTATGATATCGATGGTGATCAGATTTGGAACTACAGACATAATATTATCGATATTACAAACACTACTATTGCTTCTGTGCAAGGTATTGGAATTGATATCTTTGGTGAGTATAACCTTGGCGTAACTTTAGACAAACCTGAAGGCAAACGTGTTGACATTTATAAGTTTGGTTATGATGGCAAGATCACTACTCATTCCGAAAACGTAATCGGTAGAGGTTCCGATGGTATTTCGGTGCATACTGGTACAGTTGACGTTTCTGGTGATGTATACTTTGCTGGTCAAACCCATTGGAATAGAAATGAGTTTGTTCTTAGATTCCTTGATGGTGCTGCAAACCCAATTCTAGACGAATCTGATCAATATACTGTAGACGGTACTCCAACTCCTACGTTGACTGCAACCAATAACTCTGGTGCTGTCAACTCCAATAGACTCAAGTTCTACGGTAAAGAATCTGCAGGAACTGGTTCTTATGCAGCAACTTATCTGAAGTGGGATGACGAGACTTATAATTTGCAGGATGCATTGGGAGATGGAAATGACTTCACTCTGGAAATGTTTGCATTCTTGCCTTCTGCAAGATCCTCTAACAATAGTCAGACTCATCATCCTCTAGTCAGTATTACTGATGATGCTCAGAGCAACGGCGGCATTATGCTTCTGATTGATCAGAGCACCAAGAGAATGGAGTTCTATGCTGCAAACACGACTCAAGCACTTGATACGGTAAGTCCTATTACTGGTGCTGCAGCAGCGTTTGTTGAAGACCGTTGGCATCATATTGCTCTAGTTAGAACTGGAAACACTTATACAATCTATTTGAATGGTACATCATATCTAACTGGCGCTACAACTAATGTTAGTGTTGCAGGTAGAGATCTGACCTTTGGTCAAATTCCTGGTCTTGCAACAGTAGGAGTATACGAATCTGCTACTCAATTCTCTGGTTCGATGAACTTCATCAAACTAAGAAATAGGGCAATAACTTCGTTTGCAATGCCTAGTGATCTGGCATCGTCTACAACTGAAAATTACAACTTTACCGATTCTTCATTCTTTGGTGATAAGTTTACTCGTAACTCTTATCTGTATAAGAACGATGATATTCCTTATATTGGTTATCAGTGTAAGGTTGATAAAAATAATGATGCTGTTAGATTGGGTACATTCCCGAATAATGGTTCATTCTTTAGCGATCTTACGATTACAAGATCTGCTACAACTAGTTTCAATCTGGCAACTGCGCTAAACTCGGTTTCCTTAGGTACATGGGTACTGGGTGGCAGCGGTTTACAACTTCTAGACTTTGATAACACTGGTGTAACAAATACCTTTGCAACTGGTTCCAGTACAATTCTAAATGATCTGTGGTCTTCCAGAACTGCAACTGTTCCTGCACCTGGTTCTAGAAAAGTCAAGGTTGATGCACAAGTCTTAGGTAAGTTCTTTATCAAACCTACTTCAACAGTAAAAATTGATAATATCTTGAGACTGACTACAAACCAAGCATTCAATTTTACTGAAAAGACAAAATTAGAACTTCGTAATCGTTCTGCTCTAGTGGGCACAAATCTAACGATTGGTTCTTTCGTCAACAGTGCATATATTGTTTCTGTCGATACTGAAAACGATTATATCTATGTTGCTATCAATAATAATGACTGGTCAGATGATCTTGCAGGTAACTATGAACTTCGTACGGTTCAATTCGATGAAGATGGTTTAGATATCACTGGTCCAGTACCTAACGATGTCAATAGAATCATTAGGTATGAGTTCCCTCAGGTAACAGCATCTACTCCTGGTATATTCCAATTTGATATGTCAACCGTTTCTTATAACGGTGGTACACTAGATCAGTTTGCAAGATTCTTCAAGGTAGACAACGATGAAGTAGCAGTTGGTCTGTATTCATTGCGTGTTGATGAAGTAGCAGGTGGTGCTGCATATATTACTGGATCTGTTATTGACATTCCTGATGTTGCGACTAACATTGCTTACAATAACACTGAACTGACTGATATTACAATTTCTAATATCACTGGTGTTACTAAAGCGACTCTATTCTTGACATTAGAAAAGGTTATCAGACCTACAGTATTGACAAGAACTGATGATGTATATGTTGTTACTAGCAGCAGACATTATCTAAATCCTCAAGATATGATCTTTGTGGATGGTAACCCATCTAGAACTGTCAACTCTATACAAGTTGACGAGTACGATGGTGCATTCCCAGTCAATACTATTGTTGGTAGCAAAGAATTCACGTATAAGTTGAATGCCGCGGCCACATCTGATCCTGCTACTTCTAACTACGGTTCAGTATCAATCTTTGCTAAGTCTCCTGTTATCAAGATGTACTATGGACATCAGTATGACTTTGATGTCAGTGATACCTCTATGGCAGGGTATTTCCTGTCCTTCTCTAAAGATAACCTGAACAAACTGGAGTATTCTTTCAACTCGATTCTCAGAACTGGTATTCCAGGTCAAACTGGTGCAAGTGTTGTCTTCCGTGTTACAGAACCAGAGATTACTAATATCTCATACTATTTTGACCCATCTAGAATTGGTGCTACCTCTCCTGTAAATTCTAATGCTTACCTTGACGTTGTAGATTCTCCTTACTTGGGTGAGTTTACTGTTGGTATCCTTGCTGGTGCAACGATTACTCGTGGTCCAGATATCATGAAGTTCTCACTGCTAAACGAACCTGAAGGTGATGCAAACGTAACTCGTTCTTCTTATACCACATCTTCAGTGAAAGTTGTTGGTCTGATTGGTAATATTCGTATTGTCAACCCAGGTGGGTTCTACAGAAAACTACCAATTGTAGATAGTATCGTATCTAGCAGAAAGATTGAGCGTGTCAATATCATTGAACCTGGTACTGAATATTCTGTTGGTGTTTACTACAGTGTTCCTATCCAGGGTGATGGAGAAGGCGGACTAGTCCAGATTACAGTTACTGATGGAGAAGATGCAGAGGGAGGAGCAATTCCTGGACAGATTAGTAGTGTAATTATCAGTAATGCTGGTAAGGGTTATACTGCTGCAACTATCGACATTGAAGCAATTCCTGGCATCCTTGGAGCTGGTCTTACTGGTTCTGGTGCAGATCTGCAAGTTGAGATTCCACCTTTCGGTAGTGGCGCTTCTATCTTCACTAGAGGCAATAACGTTGGTAAGATCAAGAAACTGAAGAATAATAACTTCGGTTATGATTATCCTCATGACTATACTTTGCGTCCTGAGATTACATTCCCAATCAACGCTCAGTTGATCAATACTAGTATCTTGCGTGACATCACTGTCACCGATCCTGGTTCTGGTTATTCTCAACCACCTACTGTAGTTATTGAAGGTGGTGGTGGATCTGGTGCTATTGCTGAGGCATCAATCAAGAACGGTCGTATTGATAAGATTATTGTCAAAGATCCTGGTGCTGGATATTCTTCCGAACCAGATGTTTCTTTGAAGTCATCTTTCAATTATGTTGTCAACCTTGACTTGGGTCTGCTGCAGTTCTCGTATCCTCATGGTATTGTCAGCGGATCTGAAGTACAACTTCAAACCGAAGCTGATGGTGGAGTTGATGGTGCATTCCCAATCGCTGCTGGTGCAGTCGGTACACTAAACTCTACTACGACTTATTATGCAATTTCTGGTACTGCAAACTCACTAGAAGAGGATCAACTCAAAATTGCTATTACCGAGACTAATGCAGAACTGGGTGACTCTATTTCCTTCGTGAACGCTGGTGCTGGTCGTCAAATTCTTCTTACTGCATCCTTTGGTGGTGCTGCAACTGCTAACGTGGGTACTGGCGAGTTCCTTGCAGGTGAAGAAATCTATCAGGGCGAAAATGTAAATACCCCAACTGCAATCGGTTATGTTTCCGAGAACGATGGTTGGTTGGTCGGTCCCAGACTGCTCAAACTGGTTGATTACACAGGAGTCTTTGAACTCGGTGAGAAAGTCACTGGTAAGATCTCCAAGTCTTCTGGTGTCATTGCTGACTTAGCAATTGCTCGTGGTGTTCTTGATATTGACTCGATCACTAAAACTACTGGTCAGTTTATCGATGATGTTGGTAAACTATCCGAAATTATTCAGAAAGTACAAGATTCTTACTTCTATCAGTCTTTCTCATACGTTGTTCAGTCTTCTGTCTCAATTGAGAACTGGAGAGAACTTGTTACTACTAACTGCCACCCTGCAGGATTCAAACTCTTTGGTGAATTGAATCTTACTGATAAAGCACTTATCCAGAATCGTATTACAGACTTTGAACTAACTAAGTCTGTAAACCTATCTGATGCTGCAATTGTTCCTAATATTCAGAACTTTGCTCTAGTTGAACCAATTTACACTCAGTATAATAATAGTGAAGTTCTGTTCCGACAGAGAAGATTGACTTCTTCGGAGAACATTCTAACTTCTATTGTTCAGCGTTTGGATGATATTTCTGAACTGTTTGATGGTGAGCGTATCTCGTTCCCAATTAGTGTAAACCAGGAAGCGGTATCTGCTGCATCTAACCAGTTGATGGTTGTTCTCAACGGTGTTGTTCAAAACCCAGGCGATGCATTCAACATTCAGGGTAATAGCATTGTCTTCTCTGAACCACCACAACCTAATGCAATGGTTCAATATGCAAATGTTGAAATTGATTTCGTCAGTGTTTACAAATTCTCCTTCAGTAGCGTATCTGGCATCTTCCCAACTTTAGGACAAACAATCTTTGGTTTGACCTCTAATTGGAGAGGAACTGTTATCAGGACATCTGGTAATGATATTGATGTCATCTTCAATGGGCAGGCGGGTACACCTTTGACCACAACTGGTGGTTTGCAAGAATCTACTGCTGCTGTTGATGGATATGACCTTGGTGAAACCATGTCTGTATCTTCTACAGGATTCCTTGGTATTCTTGATTCTGTAACAACTATCAAGGACGCTACAAACTCTAATGATTATCTTTATCAGTTTGGTGAAGAGATTGTCAACTTCCAGGGCGAAAAAGCAAAAATTGAAGAAATCAACCTCTCGGTTGGTCAGCAATCTCCTATTGCAAAACTAAGATATACTATTGGTACTGGTACTACTACTTTTGAAGTGGTATCTTATGGTTCTTCCAGCACTGTTCCTAGTCCACCTCCTGCAGGAACGTTTGAAGTTGGTAGTCAATATCAGTTTGGTGCTGAGATCATCTCTGTCACTGCAGTACAAAACCCAACTTCAGAGTCGCTAACTATTGAAGTGCAACGTGGTCAGTCTGGTACTGCACCTGCACAGCAGCAGGAAAATGGTCCTGTTTATAGTACCGACGTTGAGGTTACTCAAGAACTGGCAGTGTCCAAGACGACTGGTACTTATCAGTCTACTCCAGGTCTGCTTGAAATTGAGCAGTATAATATTATCGTTGGTCTCAAGTCTGGCGTTGTCACATTTATCACTAGAGCATTCAATTATACGGATGATGTAAGTGGTGAAGCAATTCCAAGAGTTATTATTTCTGAAGGTTCTACATTCTTTGGTCTTCTGTTCAACAGAATCTCTAACGCAACGTATCCAAACGTTGTTCTCGATAATATTGCAGATTCTCAAATTCAGATCAATGACTTTGAAACAAACCTAGTCTCATTTGATTCTAACTTCCCGACTGGGGAAAGTGTAAACAATTACACGATTGTGTATAGTAATGAGTCTGGTACAATCCAAGAAACTGAGTTTGTTCGCAACTATACCTTCAATTATGGTAATAACTCTGGTGAACTGTTTGCAAATGAAACTGCAGAAGTAAGACAACTTGCAATCAGGAACTTCCAAGGTGATGGTTTCTTCAGTGCAGGTCAAATTATCAGAAGTGAGAATGCTAAAGCGGAAGTTTTAGGTTATAATTCTGGACAAAGTATCATCTATCTTGGTAAGACCAGTCGTGGTGATAGTGCTGGTGGAGAAATCCATACTGCTACTTTCAATGGTGACGCTGCTCTATCTACTACAGAAAAGAAATTTGGTGGAGCATCTCTTTATGTTGATGGCACTGTTGGTGATAATCTGACAATTCCATCTAGCAGTGAATTTGCTTTCGGAACTAACGCATTTACAATTGAATGTTACATCTATCCAGAAGCAGCTGCTGTAACTGGAGAAGCAACTTTCCTTGACATGCGTGCATCTGATCCTGATGTCGCTGTTAGAATGTATCTGAACAACGGTATTATTACTGTCGAAGTAAATGGTGCTGTGGTTGCAAACTCTGGTACTGCAGTTCTTTCTGCTGGTTCTTGGTATCATATTGCATATAGCAGAACTAGCGGTAACGGTGCTCTGTTCCTAGATGGCGTCAACCGTGGTAATGGTACAGATGCAAACTCCTACCCCGCTAAGGGTGTTGCAGTTGGTGGTGCTTTGACAAGCAACTACTTCACTGGATACATTGATGAAGTCATGATCCGTACGGATCAGGCATACAGTGCAAACTTCACTCCTTTGGCAGGTATCTATCAGGGTGTTGCTGGTATCAAACTTCTTCTTCATATGGAGCAAGAGTATGACACTACCACTACCTACGATTGGTCTGGTGTTCCAACTTGGACTGCTGGCGACGAGTTTGTAAACTCTGCCATTGCATTTAGATATTACGATGCCGCTAATCAAGTTGAGGCAAATATCGATCTGATTGCTGCTGAAGCAGTTTATCGCATGGATCGCAACTTCCCACGCTTGCATGTCCCTGCTCCAGTTGATAGTGATCGTGGTGCAGATTCACATGATCTCATTCTTGCAAACCTTGATTTTATCGCTAATGAAGGTTATGAAAGAATTGGACCCACCCCTCCAGGTGGTACTACTGCTCAAGACTGCATCGATGATGTAAAGGATGCTATTCGCAATATTGCTTATAACTTGAAGTATGGATTCAACTCCAAAACTTGGGATGCTGCAGATCTGTATACAAACGGTACTGTAATTCAGCACCTGACTGGCAATGAAGCAGATTCAGTAAGCGTATTCAATTCTGCAAGAGATGTTGCAAAGCAGGTTATCAACAACACTGCCGTCACAATTCAAGGTTCGCATGGTCTGACGCAAACTACTGACACCACTATCACTGGTGTATTTGGTGGTTGTACTGACATAGAAACCGCTATTGATAACTTGATGGCAATTGTCACTGATACCATCATGGATCCTGACGGTAATGATGCTGCAACATATCCATCATCAATTACTCAAGTAACTAGAACGCATCCTAATCATCAACAGTGTACCCTTGACACTAAACTGATTGTAGGTGCTCTACTGAAAGATGTTAGAAACGGTGGTAACGCTTATATTTGGGACGCTGCTGCACAATATGTCAACCGTAGCGTAACTCCAATTACTCTCAATCACATTGTGGGTGAAGAAGCAGAGACTGTTTGGGCAATCGACATGGCAAATACTATTGCCAAAGAAGTTATGAGAAGTACCACTGTTACCATTCAAGGTGACCATGGTCTGACTCAAACCATTGATTCAACTATTACTGTTGATCCTTCATCACCATATTGTGCTGATGTTGCTACTGCAATGGACAACTTGATCGCAATCATTACAACCACTCTGGATCAAGCATATGTCTCTGCTGCAGAACTTGCAATTGATGCTAATGCAACATCAGTTGATCATCTTGCTACCGTAACGAAAACATCTCCTCTGTTCCCATGGGCAGGCGGTGAAGTTTATGCATATCGTGGCGATCCACTTACGGTCAGATTCAACGATGCTGCTAATGATAAGTTCTATGTCAATGAGATCTATGCTGATGCTCAGT